AACGAGAGCAGGCAGCACGAGAGCGGTCAGAACAAAACCTACAGTCTCAGCTAAAAGCAGTAGGAGACTTGACAGAAAAGAATAATGCTATGCAACAAGAAATGGATGGATACTTATCTATTTTCAAGCGTCATGATATGACTCGTCTTGCGAGAGCAAAACCTGGGTTAATTGAACCGAGGATTAATAAAGGAACACAGGCAGTATTCCGTTCCATTGAAGAGGCAAGTAGGGAGGTAGAAAATGCGGATTCTCAGTAGTGTATTACTATTATCACTGGGAGGATGCTCGCTACTACAACCGCAACCTCTGCCAGCACCAGAACCAATTATTAAAACAGTAACGGAGTATAAGACTCTTGAGATATATCAGCCTCCGCTACCAAAAGCAATTGATTTGCAAGATGTAGAGTTTTTTGTAATTACAGAAAAGAATTTTGAAGAGCAAGTAAAAAAGCTAGAAAAAATGCAAAGCGGTACTTACGTGCTGTTTGGTATTACGCCACAAGACTATGAAAACATGGCGTATAATTTACAAGAGCTGAAGAGATATATTGGTCAGCAGAAAGAAATTATTATTTATTATCGTCAAGCTACACAGGGCGATGAAGACACAGACTCTGAAGATTGGATTGAGCGAAATGAAGAAGTTCTTGACGATCAAAAACAGGACTAAATTATGGCTGTTCAAATTAGTCGAGCAGATGTATCTTGCGGAGAGATACTAGATTTACAATCTGAGACACGCTTCTTAAAGCTGCCTACAGACCCTTACCTGAGTCTGTTGGGCGTTACACCATTACCTTCTCAGGTAGCAATCATAAATGCGATCAATAATCCTAAGTACAGATTTGTCTGTGCGGCAGTCTCAAGGCGGCAAGGCAAAACATATATCGCAAACATAATCGGGCAACTTGTATCATTAGTTCCCGGTTCCAACATTCTAATCATGTCCCCCAATTACTCGCTGTCTCAGATTTCTTTTGATTTGCAAAGAAATCTAATTAAGCACTTTGACTTAGAGGTAGCGAAAGATAATGCAAAAGATAAAGTTATTGAGCTGACAAATGGCTCAACAGTTCGAATGGGTTCTGTAAACCAGGTTGATTCTTGCGTAGGTCGTAGCTACGACTTAATTATATTTGACGAGGCGGCGTTGGCAGACGGCAAAGATGCCTTTAATGTCGCACTTCGACCTACTTTGGATAAAGATAACTCAAAGGCTATCTTTATCTCTACTCCTCGAGGCAGGAACAACTGGTTTGCAGAATTTTTTGACAGAGGATTTAATGATGAGTTTCCAGAGTGGTGCTCGATACGAGCTACTTATAAAGATAATCCGCGTATGTCTGAGTTGGATATACAAGAAGCTAAAAAATCTATGTCCGATGCAGAATTTAGACAAGAATATGAAGCGGACTTTAACACTTATGAAGGCCAAATTTGGAACTTCAATCACGAAACCTGTATCGCCAATAATGAAGAGCTTGATACTCGCCGCATGGATGTATTTGCTGGTCTCGACGTTGGTTATCGTGATCCAACTGCTTTTATGGTCGTAGCATATGATTGGGACGAAGAAGTGTACCATGTATTAGATGAGTATCTTGATGCCGAGAAGACCACCGAACAGCATGCCGCTGTAATTCGTGAAATGGTTGACAAATGGGACATCGACTATATTTACATAGATTCCGCAGCACAGCAAACTCGATTTGACTTCGCACAAAATTACGATATTAGTACTGTAAATGCAAAGAAGTCAGTATTAGATGGAATCGCACACGTAGCTGGAATAGTTGATAATGATAAGCTTATGGTCGATCAGCGATGCGGTGAAGTACTATCTTGTCTTGATCAATACCAGTGGGATCCTAATCCTAATCTAGCAAGAGAGAAGCCAAAACATAATCGAGCATCGCATATGGCTGATGCTCTTCGATATGCACTATATTCGTTTGAAACAACTCAGAGCGGGTTTTAAAGAGACCTACAAAAAATAGTGTTTGACAATTTATCTTACAAGGGCTATAATTCAAAATGAAAAAGCTGAAAAGAGATCCGGTAAAATACATAAGAGATCGAGCTAAATCAAAGTATGAAAAAGGTTCAGAATGCCACATTTGTGGCGCTGACACAGAACTCGACTTTCACCACTTTTACACTTTAGCGCCTCTACTAAGAGACTGGCTAAAAGTAAAGCAGAAAGAGAGACCTGCGCATTATACGGACGAGTATATTGTAATCTGGCGAGACGAGTTTATAGAAGATAAATGGGCGGAGCTGTACGAGCACACAGTGACACTTTGCCATAAACATCATTTGGAACTGCATAGATTATATGGCAGAAATCCAGCCCTAGTAACTGCAAAGAAACAAATGCGCTGGGTAGAGATTCAAAGAGACAAACATGGCATGGTATGACAGACTAATTGGACGAAAGCCGGATACAGAAGAAAAACTAAATCCAGCTCAACAATACTTTGACCATAAAATAGAACCGTCTCGAGAAAGAGTAATAAACTACGAAAGAGCGTACGAAGATCTTGAAATCGTAAATCGTGGTGTAAACTTAATTGTAGATGATGCTTCAGAGATTCCAATTTCTGTAGGCGGACAAGTTCAAGGCATGAACAGTGTTGTAAAAGGTATTAAGCGTTCTCGAGTAGAGTTACTCTTAAATAAAGAACCAAACCCTTTTCAAGACATCAGTACTTTTCGTCGTAACTTAATTACTGATTATTTGCTGGACGGAAACATTTTTATTTATTTTGACGGCGTACATATGTATCACTTGCCAGCAAATAAAATGACTGTAAAAGCAAGCGATACAACATATGTTGAGAGATATACTTTTAATGAAGTAATTGATTATAAGCCAAGCGAAATTATTCACGTTAAGGACAATTCATTCTATTCTATCTATAGAGGCGTTTCTCGTCTCAGACCCGCACTACGAACTATGGTACTTATGAGAAGTATGCGGGACTTTCAAGATAACTTCTTTAAAAATGGCGCAGTTCCAGGTCTAGTACTCAAGTCACCAAATACTCTGTCAGAAAAGATTAAAGAAAGAATGATACAATCTTGGACTGCACGATACAGACCAGATGCAGGAGGACGAAGACCTCTTATTCTTGACGGCGGTATTGAAATTGATAAGGTTTCAAATATAAACTTCAAAGAATTAGACTTTCAAACAGCAATCGCAGAAAACGAAAAGATTATCTTGAAAGCGCTCGGAATCCCACCGATTATGTTGGACTCCGGAAATAATGCGAACATTCGTCCAAATATGCGTATGTACTACCTTGAGACGATTCTTCCTATTATTCGTAAAATGAATTTTGCAATGGAAAGATTCTTTGGTTTTGCTCTTTCAGAAGATATTACAGATATTCCAGCATTGCAGCCAGAGTTACGAGACCAGTCTCAGTACTACTCTGCATTAGTAAATACAGGCATCATTTCACCAAACGAAGCACGAGATGCTTTAGGATTTGAAGCCATTGAAGGATACGATGATTTGCGAGTACCTGCGAATATTGCAGGAAGTGCAGCAAATCCTGATGAAGGTGGCAGACCCACAGAGTCTGGAGAAGGAGAAGAATAAATGGCAGTGCGTCAAAAGCAAAAAGTATTAGATATTGCTTATAAGCATTTCAAAGATTTTGAACTACCTCTTGATATTGAGTATAAGTCTTATGTTGACATTATTGGAGCAAAAGACGCGGTACACGCTATCTCAGTAAAAAGAAGTTTTAAGGCGTGGAAGTATTTGCTTCATGCACTAAAGAAGCATCACCCAGACCTTATGAAAAAACCGGAGCCTGCACCTAAGCCTGCTCCAAAACCTGCTCCGAAGCCTAAAGCTGCTCCGAGCAAGCCTGCAAAAGCAGAAGCAAAGAGTGAAGACTAATGGAAAAAATCTTTAACCTTACTTCTACCTTTAAGGCTTTGGACGAAGATGACGGTGGCGTTCACATTTGTGGAATGGCTAGTACCGCTGACTTCGACCGCGCAGGGGATACTATCTCTGCAGAAGCATGGACTAAAGGTGGTCTAAACAACTTTGAGAAGAATCCTATTATTCTTTTCAATCACGATTATAACAAGCCTATCGGACGCGCTACAGGACTTAAAGTCACTGAAAGCGGTCTCGAACTCAAGGCTAAAATTTCTAAATCTGCGCCCGATCATGTGGCGCAGCTTGTAAAAGAAGGCATTCTTGGAGCTTTTTCTGTTGGTTTCCGAGTCAAGGATGCTGATTACCTAACGGAAACCGATGGATTAAAGATTAAGGATGCTGAGTTGTTTGAAGTATCAGTGGTATCGGTACCTTGTAACCAAGCAGCTACTTTTTCGCTCGCGAAGTCATTTGATTCTATTGAAGAATATAATGAGTTCAAAAAAACTTTCACTAATAGTGTAGATCTAGCCGGTCAGTCTCTGGCTCAAGATGAAGATTCATTTGAAGCTAGTGATACACCGGATGGAACTGAAAAGTCAGTTCAAAAGGAGATGACAATGTCGGAAGTAAACACTCCCGAAATCGACCTGGAGGCTTTTGCTAAGAAGGTAGCGGATGAGACTGCTGCTAAAATTGCAATCCGTCAGGCGGAAGAAAAAGCCGCTGTTGAAGCAGAAGCTAAGGCAGCACAAGAAGCAGCAGAAGCTGAAGCCGCAAAGCAGGCTGAAGTTGAGACTGTAATCAAAACTGGTATCGAGTCAGGTGCTGAGCGCCTCTTGGCTGACGTTGAAGCTAAGCTTCAAGAGAAAGATGCTAAGATGGACGAGGTTATCCTTCAGTATAAGAAGGAGCTCGAAGAGAAGAGTGAGGAAATCACTAAGATCCGTGAGTCAAAGCGTGTATTCGCTGACCGCACTGACGGTGACACAATCACTAAGTGGGGCAAAGAGTTCATGCACGCACACCTCCTCGGTGTGATGACTGGCAAGGGTCTTGAGAACACTGCTTACGGTCGTGATGTAATCGAGAAGGCTGGCGTAACTTACGCTTCTGCTGCTCCAAACATTGCTACTGAAGTTTCTGGTCAAATCGAGAAGGAAATCATGCGTGAGCTTCGCCTCGCACGTGC